CTTTAGCACATTAAAGTGGTAACGCGTTAACGTGGTAAAGTGTTAAAGTTCCCACATGCGCTTGTCTATGCACTTGAATTGTTAACAGCACAAGTTTTAGTTAATATAAAATAGTTGTTGACAAACAATAACTAGTGTGCTATAATCTTCTTAGAAACAAGATAACAGGTTTTAAATGTTTCATGTGAAACATGGAAAGGATGGTATATATGAGAATTAAAGATTTATATTTATGTTGTTCTAATTTTAAAGATGATGTTTATGTGGCAATTTTAGAAGAAGGGAAGCATCCTTTAATGGCACAGTTAAAAGATGTATATATGGACATTTGTGATAGAAAAGTTGATTGGTTCACCGTCGCATCTAAAGACGTGTTTATTATAACACTTAAATAATGTTTCACGTGAAACATAGAAAGGGAAACATATGTATACGTTGGAAAGGGTTTTATATTTAGTCGATGATGGTTCAGATATCTATTGTAAGATATATAAGAGCGATAGATATGTTGCAGAGGGTTGGCTAACGGATATGGATTTAGATTCCGATACAAAGATTGAGTCATACAGACTTGATTATGACTGTTACGGCGAAGAGTACCTGGTGCTTCATCTTGCGTAGAAAGGAGGGAAATATTATGACATTACGAAAGCTGTTTGAAATGTGTACCAATTGCAATGCTAGAAAATTTTTCAAGCTTATAATCAACGGCAATGTTGAAATATTACCGACACTCAGCGGCTTAGAAAAATATGGAGATTATGAGGTGTATAACTTCGGTGTGCATGGCAGAATCATAGCAGTAGTATTGGAGGAAAAGGAGTGAAATTTCTATGACATTAAGAGATGTATTATTAGCATGTGGCAACCTCAAAAACCGTTCATTGGTTATCATCACCGATGAACACGGTGAAGTCTATTCCAACACGGTTGAGGGTTGTTTTGATCAGAACCCGATTTACATGAAAATGGAAGTCAGCTTTTTCAAAGTCTTCTATTGTAAGAATGGAGACAAGATCATATGTCTAATTTAAAAGAGGGCTATAAGCCCTCTTTATTTACAGTATAATCGGCTGATACGTGATGGTGCCAGGTGCAGTCGCAAAAGACCAATGACCCCCAGCTGGTACAAAGAATGTATTAACGTCTCCGATCGGATCTGAAGTAACATTATCATTTACATAGATACCAGTGCCGCCTGTCTGGTAGACAAGTGCCGGATACCTGTCACTGATTTTAATTGCCGTTCCCGGACTCAGCGTAGACGGATCCACATGCTGTTTCTGAAGACATTTTGGTCTATTGATGATGTTCGCGTCCAGTTCATTGTATATCTTTAACGAACATGTTCTGGGGTTGATTGCTCCTAACTCATCCAGCGTTTTCACATTGGCACCGTGAGTAATAATGTCAATGTAACTGTCGGCTAGTGCCTGTTTGTTCTGGACTTCCGCTGTCTTATTGGCACGACATTCGGCGCCGTTGATAATAACATTGCTAGTAGTGTCAATAACAACCCCGTACTGATTATTGTAAAAATGCCCTCCGTTTACACTTGCGCCAGTGTTTGTTTCAAAAAGAAACCCGATATCAGACGATTCACCCGTACTGTTATTAAGAAAAATCGGCGCGTTGATGTCATAGCAAGAACCGTTCCCCTCATCAAAAATGGTATAGCCGTGACAGTTATTGACAGAACAGCCGTTTGACCATGAGCTAGCAGTCGTTGTTAAAATGATACCTCTTTTTGCATTGGAAAAGCAAACATGATTGATAAAGGAATCGGACGGCCCCAGGAAATTGATACATTTCGTGCAGTGCTGTATTAACGATTTTTCAATATAGGATTCAAAAGTATCACCGCTGGGTGCGAATCCCGTGTTTTTGTTGTATTCTGAATAAACACCAGTTTCAAAATGTTCAATAAAGCACTGTTTGATAAAGTAGTGATAGCCGTAAATCTTTACACCCGTGTGCATGTCATTGCCAGTCAGATGAAGATTGAACATACAGAATCCGTGAGGTGCTTCCGCATTTCCTTTTCCCGTCCGATCATCAAAGTCGCGTGTCACAAACCCGTCATTATTTACACACTGTAAAATAGCATCGGTTGCTGACTCACCCAGGATCAACATGCCGCTGTCAATCACAATCGGCTTTTCCAGACGGTAGGTACCATTCGGGATAAAGCAGATTTTAAAAGTATTCAGAACGGTCTGGATGATCGTGGACGCATCTTTTACCCCGGTGTTATCCGCTCCGTTCGAAATGATATTGTAGGGTGTAGTCAGAAGTCCTTTCTCATACAGACTTTCGATCATCTTGCGGGTAGTTTCTCCAATTACCCCTTCGATGTTTTTCACATACCCCTCAACGTTTTTCATCTGACTGAGGATCCAGTCCAGATTCAGTTCATGAAAATTTGTATAAGGAAACTGATCGAATAATCCCATTTTAAAGCCCTCCTTTAATAAATCAGTAAACAGAACCGCTCTTTAAAATCATTGATGATAAAGTCAATGATATTAAACACGGCGATTTCACGTTCCGCAGAAATCATTTGCTGTGTCATAGTAACACCGATGTTACCCGTTTCTGACTGCTCATGTGTTGTTTCACCTGTGTTGTTATCGCTTGTTTCACGTGAAACATCATTTGTTTCATTACCCGTGTTCGCAATTGTTTTCGTTCCGCTGTTTGTTACTTTTCCGTTTCCGGTAAAATCTTCCGTACTTTCTGTGCTGTTGTTCTCACTTGCCGTGCTGTTTGTTTTTTCACGGTTCTGAAAATCCGTGCTGTCATAAGCACTGACTTTTCCGGTTGTTTCATCCTGTCCAGAGCGGGTATTTGTACCCGTTCCGGTTGTCTTATTTGTTGTAGTGCTGGTTGATGTATATTCATCATTGGTTGTTCCGTTGGCGTTGGTGGTTTTTGATCCTTTCTCCGTTTCCTTCTTTGTGCCGCTCCCTGTCTGCCGTTCCGTCCAGGTGCTTCTACCATCCTTATTCCAGATTGGATTGTACTTATAACAGGTTGTGTTGAACATTTTCTGCCAAACAGCTTTTTCTTTTGCCGACCAGATTTTGATGATGCGCTTTAATGCGTTAAAGTCTGAATACAAGATTTCGAAGTCGGCACATTCTACAAGCAGATTTTCCACAACGGTCTGCGGGTCGATGGTAACATCTGTATAGTAGGAATCCGTATAACCGGACGGGATTCCGTATTTATTCGGTAAACTTTCGACCAGTCCATCCAGAAGAGATTCATCATAGTTATACAGTCCTAAGAGACTCATCGTTGCCATCTTCTGCACCCCCTTTGTATCGCCAATCAACATTCAGTTTGATGCCAAACATCTCCCGGACTTTCTCACAGGATTCTTTTAATTCTTCCAGCCAGAGGTCACATTTTGACCGGGTTTCCACCTTATTGGCGTTGACCTCATCCGTGATCAACCGTTCCTTTTTGTCCGTGTTGGCGTTCGGGATTCCCACATCCGTACAGAACATAGCTTCGATTTTACGCATATCCGAAAGCACCTGGTCAGCAATATAGTTCTGTCCGACGTTCTGATTGAACATCTGCCAGTTCGCCTTACCGTCGTCCCGGAAAAGCTGTTTGTCGATCACAGCGGCTACGTTTCCAGCGGCGATCTGATCGTACAGCTTCTTGAACGTTTCCGCCATGGCTTTGTTCTCAGCGGCGAACACATACGCAAGCTTGCTGTTTACCAGATTCATTCCCACCGATTCTGCACACAGTGCTAACATATCTGCGTAGTAGGTAACAATATCCATAATCCCACCGTAGTCCGGCTGTAACCGCACCAGTTCACACTGAAGACCAATCCGAGGTTCGAGTGTTCCGGATAAAAGCGGGTTCGTGATGATAGCGTTCGTCGGCTGATAGAACACATCATACCCCCGCAGACCGCAAGCCTGCGGGATCACCCCGTACCGATCTGTATTGACCACGGCGAAAAAGCCCCAACAGTACAGAGTATAAAGGGTGTAGTTTTTTGACCATTCGGGCGGCATCTCCCATTTGAAAACGCTCATAGCCTTCTGTAAGAGATAACGCTGAAAATAAAGAGATAAGCTGGTATTCTGGCAATGAACAGTACTAGGCGAAATCACTGAGTTAGCCGCATTGATATAGTCTGCCGAAAAAGGTATGCCATTATACATTCCTTCTATCCCTCCGTTTCTTTTTACTGAGAACTGCGATCAGAAAAGTCGTTCCTGTTCCGGGTGTCGCCCCGGCACTGAGGAAGCGGTATATCAACACTGCGTTGTTATAACGCTCTGCTTCGCTGAGGTAACGGTTTCCTTTTGCCCATGTCGTGATGGACGTATCATTTGCATGTGCCACGATATAGTCATAGCAGTTCTGCGCATACTGGACACGGGCATCCCACGAACTATCATGAATACCTTCCCAACCAATGTTCCATGCGTGGGTCAAGGCTTCGATGTCCGTGCTATCACTGGTTAAAAATTCCGTCAGATTCTGATAGGTGGATGCTTCCCCGGTGCTGTACCATACATTCTCATGAATGAGATAATTTAACTGTCCGACCCCATCATCATCGGCGTAGCCGTTGTTCATTAACCACTCATGTAATTTGTAAAGCCGGCCGTGCGTATCTCCCTCGGTATTTGTCCATTGTCCCAGACCAAATCCGACTAACAAATCTGTAAACGTGGATTCATTCAAGTCTTGCCAGATACCGGGATTGATGCCAGACTCCTGCCAGAAGTTCCCGCAAATAGCCGCTACCACATATGCACTACTTCCTTTCGCTCCACTTGCGCCGCCGCCGTATCTGTGACAGGTATCCCATGTAGCCGGATTGCTCTCACCCGTGTTAATCGAAACCTGTTCCCCGATGGGATAAGTGGAACTATGCGCGCCCATGGTTCTTCGCCCATCGTAGACCATTTCCGTATGGTTTCCGTACTGATTGTTCCGTATAAGAATGTCTCCAGGTTTCCAAACATCGTTGACAGGTACACGGTTAAAGCCGAGGGCATCCAGTACACCGCCCATGTCATAAGTGGTAAAAGGCCATGACTGCCCGCCGTGGGCGGCTACCACATCAAAACCAGATGCCAGAAGAGCATACCAGACGAACGAACTACAGTCATAATAAGTAATCCCGTTCACGGTTTGCTGATTCCGGTAAGTCTGTGAGTAGCCGACATTCTTTTTGTTGCAAGTATCAATCGCCCACTGATATGATACTTGAATATTCCCCGCCATCAGTTGTACCTCTTAATAATAGGAAGAAGTTCATTGACGCACTTTTGCACCTTGACCGGATCAAAGCCGTCTGCTTTCAGATGTTTCGTACGGTCAGTCCCGTTTCCGTAGTTCCCACCAATTACCAGGATAGCTACTGCGACAGTAGTCGGCAGTGAGTACATTTTAATTTCACTCATAATAAAATCCCCCTTCTAAATATTCTTTTACGATCTGCTTTTCTGGTTCGGTTGCGGAAAAATCAATCGCTCCGTTTTCCACTTTCACATATCCGGTACAGTCCGAAATCTTCCGGTTCTGACAGAGCGGTTTTCCGTTGTCAGCAACATCAAACATGACTGATTCATAGTAGTTTGCGAAAAGAGTGGCTTTACCGCCGAGCGAATCCGCCCCCATGCCACTGTTGGTTCCTGTGCTTTGTACAGAAGCGTTGCTCAAAATTGCACTAGACGCGATATTGCTTGCGCTGAACTTCTGACCAATATTTCCGATCACACCGCCGATGGAGTTTTTCGCCGCTTCGATCAGTCCGCTTACACCACCAGTAGCACTTTTCAGATTCAAACCTACGTTCGATAACTGCATCTGCACACCTACCTGTGCTTCCCCGGCGTACAGCACATCATTGGTTAATTTCGAAGTAACGGTTAAGATTGCTTTTCCGCTCACAAAGTCATAAGTGATATTACAGCTGACCCCGGTTTTTCCCATTTTCGACGCATCCAATTGCACAGCGCCCCATGGCTGTAAGTATAAATAGTAGTTCGCCCAGGGGGTGCGATACAGATAAGTGAGGTCTTTGTTATGAGTCCGGTCGGGACGGGCTAGGGAGAATGGATAGTTCCTTGTTGTCTGCGATAAAACAGATGCTTCCAATGTTGATTTCCAATAGCCGAAAGCAATCGTCTTTTTGCTAGCATCAACCGGAACTCCGGTTGGAAACCACATACAAGATACCACATACTGGAACGGGTCAATGAACGCTTTTGCGACATCTCCCGAAAAGTCTGTGATCTGATCCCATGACTGAATATCACCTAGCATATAGGCACGAAAATCCGCCATTTCTTTTCCTGTCATAACATAGTAGGCAACCGCCCCATAGGCAGTGTCCAGATTGTTTACAATGCCTACTACATAGTAGCCGTTTGCCACGGTTGGATTCTCGACCCACCCATCCTCTAAGGTAAATTCCGTTTTCTGTGTATCAATCTCTGTGACAGCCGGATAGAGTAAATCTGTGATGGTCGGGTCTTGAAACGTTGCACAGCGCAGGATATAGGCGGTTGTGTCACCAATCACCGCTTTATACGTTGCCAGAACATCCTCGGACAATACAATACGCCAGATACCTTTTTCCCAGATCACATCCTGCACAAAGTAGTAACGAGAGAAAGACGGGATATAGGCGTAATTATAAGTAGTCACATTTTCAACCACTTCCAGTTCCGGTCTGATGATTGATGTGTTATCTTTTAATACCGCTTTTACAGTTAATCCCTCCGCAGATGGAGGGATTTTTGTACTGTTGAGCCGTTTGGAGAACGTATAAAGAGTAACTGATAATGCCATGTTTACTCCTTTCTTTTAATTTACAGTAGAAACATTCTCTTTTTTCGTATCAACGATAGTGATGGGCAGAGCCTCAGGCATGTTAATATCTTCGATATAGAAAATAACAACATTTTCCGTAAAATCATTCCAGTAACGGTCTGTGAAATGCCAGAACTGGTTATAGTACCCGCCCCGCGCATTAAACGGGCTTGGCTGTGACCACTGATTCACTGTCGTGTAGCCCGCCGCTTCTTCATCGAATAACACGCCTACGACATGTGAAATAGTTCCTACGCCTGCGGTTTTGATTGTTCCGTCTCTATTTAACATCGCCGCCTTGGTATTAATCTGTGAGGGTTTCAACACGGACTGCCAAAAATTCACCTTTTCAAAATCGACCAACTTTAAGAAATCTGGATTGAAAATGCTAGAATAAACCTCACTGTTAATTTTATTAACCAGATCAGTGTACAAATAAAATTTCATTCTGTTTTTCGGCGTGTGCCGAATAATCGTATAGTTTGTCAGCTGAGAAGCAAATAGGCTGTTCCTGTCGGTCATTAAATCTGCAAGCGTGTTAATCGTTGAAAATGCGAATTTTACAAAACTTTCGAAATTTTCTGACTTGAAAATATCGCTGACCTTTAATGTGACACCGTTTGCCTGATTGTACAATGTTAGCAGATTGATTGCGCGTCTCCCACCGTTCGATTTCGCCAAGGTGTTTAATTCTCCGGTTGTTGTCTCAGCGACATAAATACCGGTAATCAGATTGTTGATTGTCGCTCTTGCGGTTTCCTCATGCGCCTGCTCGATCATGTCAGAAGCGTTCTGCATTACCATCGAAATGAATGATGCAAACTCATCGGGAGACGAAAAAGCGCAGTCAAGCTGATCTTTGTAGATCGTCACGGACTTCTGATACTGATTCGCACCGTAAAAGTTTGTCTGTAAAACCTTCGGTTTGTTTACTTTGTACTGATCAATAGACTCCCCGTCTACCAGCTTTAATCGATCATCATCCTCAAACGGTTTGTCGATGGTCAGCAGTTTACGAACGTGATTTCCATACCGCTGATTTGACACATTTAACCCTCTGAATTTTCGTGTGTAGGGTCTGACGGATAAGATCGTCCTTGACAGCACCTGTGAAATTGCTGTTGCGAGGGGATCATAGCCGGTTTTCAGTGCCATCTGCGCAACAGTGACAAAAGAAGCAGTATCAACTGGCGCGATATTGTTCACACCAGTAGCCTGATTCGTGATTGATGTCAGCACCGTGGACAGCTGGTCAAAAGATAAATCATTTGCCATTATTTCTCTCCTTTCGGGTTAATGATTGATGCTAATATATCATCAGTAGTTTCTGTACGGTTAGTGGGCTGAGATGAGAAAAGCAACGCCTGTTTTTTCATATCATCCCGGAGTCCTAACAAAGCATCCAGAACCGGGTCACCGGATGTTCCGGTCTGCTGAACCGGGGCTGTCTGCTGAACCTGGGCTGTCTGCTGTACCGGAGCTGTCTGCTGAACCGGGGCTGTCTGCTGTACCGGAGCTGTCTGCTGTACCGGAACTGTCTGCTGTACCGGGGCTGTCTGCAAACCAGCCAGAGCAACAATCTGATCCCGGGTGAACCCGGCTTTTGCTAATGCTAAAATGTCTTCCTGTTTCATTTTTCTTTTTCTCCTTTCAATGATCCTTCCAATCGGATGAGTGCCTGTGTGTTGTTGTTCAGTGCGTCAGTGACTTTTTCCATTTCCGCTTTGTGATTCTCAGACTCCTTCATCATCCGCCAAAAGAGTACCCCGCAACAAACAATCGGAAATCCTAACGTCTGCACCATGGTCATGATTGCATTCGCGTCCATATCCACCTCTTTCTATCCCAGGTAATAAAACAGGCGGTGTACAACCGCCTGCCGAAAAAGAATCCTGTTCTGAAACATAGAACGTGTGCATCCTTCCGGGATTGTTTCTAGCACTTCCTTTTCACTTCTGATTATAACATACATTCTCCTTTTTAGCAAGATGTTTCACGTGAAACATTTTGTGAAAAGAACCTGTATAATGTAGTTCTCAAGGTATAAAGAGCGTGATAGAAAGGCAACCCAGAGATAACGATACTTTAACCGGAATCGTACCTTATCATTTTCACTCATGGTATAGTTGTCTTTAAACACGCCATTCTTGAATGAGGTAACATAATATTCTTGCCGTGACTTATGACGATAGATGTACATTTCACCCACATGGACTAGGGGCTTGAACTCCTTTATATTTCTACTACCGATATTATCGGCTCGGTCTTTCGTGAACACATTTTTCAGCGACATCTGGTAAAAGTCGGAATCCCTTGACACTAGATTGTACAACGCTGTCTTTTCTTTCGCTTCTGAAACGGGGCTGTCTTGACAGATAATCAGTGCCAGACCCCTTTCTTTATCGATCCAGATAGATGTTCCGTTCTGATACATCTTTTCCGCTCTCAGAACCAGTCCCAGTGATATGAACAACTCATTTGCCATGTTATTACTATTAGCGGCACAGATTACTTTGACGGGCGGAATCCCTTTTAATTCACGGTTACGGTTAATTGTTTCATAGCAGTTAAAGAAAGCTTCTGCTTCATTTTTTAACGGCCGCTCATGTGCTTCTGCGATAAATTCATCATAGAAGATAAGGGAGATATCGCTTGCATCAAAACCTCGCATATTCGATATTGTTGAGAGAGCAAGGGAATAACAGAACGGTTCTGGTGAAATAATTGTCCCTTCCATATCTGTTTCATAGAATGCACTGTTCTGCTTTGTTAACGATACCGCCTTAAACATCCGGTTCATGTCTCCTAAAACTGGTTTGAGCGGAGAAAATTCTGGTTTGGAAATCAAATCCGCTTGCGTCTGCGTTCTTCTCATCAGAGCAAACTTGATCTTTTTCTCAATCGCAAACTTGCACACACCATATGTTTTTCCAGTTCCACGACCACCTACGATAAAGATGAACGGTACGGGTATGTTATAAATAGCTGGTATATTGATAAACCCGTTGTGGTCATATATATTCTTCTCTTTCATATGATTCACCTCTATAGAAAAAGCCCCGATAACGGAACGGGGCTTTACTTGAAATACACAAATGAGATATAGATTTTATAATTTGTTAACTGGTTACTCTGCGTAGGCACAAGTGATAAAGTGCCGTCCTGCTTTTGACTGTCCGCCAATTACCTTGATGGCGGTAATCTCTTCTCCGCTCTCTGTGAACATGTCGCACAGAGTAGCAAAGGACTCGATAAATGTCCGGCTGTTTGTCGCATATGCAACATTATCCTCAGACAGGATAGAAAGAAGAGTCTGTTCATTTCCTTCTTTATCTGTGTCCGAATAGATCATCCAGTTCAACACCGGAATACTCGTTCCCTCTGCATCTCTCATGCGCCGGATCTCCGGGTTCATGCTCATGAGGTATTTTTCTTTCACACTAATCTGTTCATTTTTCGTTCTGATAACTTTCATTGTTATTTCTCCTTTCTTGCTGCGTTCTTGATAAATTCATCTGCTTCCATTACATATACTTCTTCTGTGCTGGAAAGCACTTTGAAACTGAGGTAGCCTTTATCTTCCATAAGATAGTTTTCAATGCGTTCATGGCTGGGGGTTCTCAGTGTCATGAACTTTCTGGTAACCGTTTCCTCTGTTTTCGTTTCTTCGTTGTAGCGATTTACTTCTAACAAAGTGGTTACTACCGTCTTGCTAATTGTTCCTTTCATATGTCTTTGCTCCTTTCTTTGTATTGTTCTTCTTTATATTACCTATTATAAACCCGTTTGTAGTTTTTGTCAAGCTAATAAATTTGTTCCTTTTAAAATTTTTACTGATTGATTATACAACAGGGCATCTTGTAAAATATCTTCGTACTCCTTCGTAATGCCTACTGCATAGGTGGTTGGGCGCAGTACTACGTTTTTCGTTATCTCAATCGTCTTACCGTCCTTATTTTTATATTTTGTTATCTCCGGCTTGTCATTGTAAACAGTTTCCAGTTTACCACAATCACTGAATACAAACCCGGGCTTTAAAACATCCAGTCCGCCCCTCCTCTTTAATTCTTCTGCACCTGCTTTTTTGGGGACGCCCGCAACCGTGATCTTTAATTTTCCGTCGGATTCGTATGCATACTTTTTCGCACCCCATGTAATGAAACGATCCGCATCCTTTTCTTGTTCGTAAACTTCCATGTAATGATCTAGGCCTTGCGGGTCTGTAGCCCATGCACCGTTCTCTTTCGACAACTTTACTTTTTCGTTATTATATGAGGAAAAATCCACCTCGCCTAGATACTTAATTGAATCTGTATCACAGTAGATAAACGTTCCGCCTTGATCAGTTACAATCCGCATACCCTGCTCCAATTCATAGCGCGCCCATGCGGTACACCATACACCCCAGGTGTAGGGAATAAACGCCCGTTTCATAAATTCTTCTAGCAGTTCTTTTTTCGTCTTTGATGCGTCAATTGTAAATTCCTCATCTTGATACAATATGGACTCTTTAACAGGGTCTTGTGCTGTCATGCCATAAATGGAATTTAACTTATTTTTACTCTTCATGTAAAAATATTCTTGCCCTTCCACATCCTTCAGTTCCGTTTTCTTTTTGTAATACAGACATATCGTTTCAATCATGGCCTCGGGAAGCTTCCCGTACCTAGCTGTATAAACTTCGATTGGCACAATCTCGTTAATGTGATATTCTTCGACAATAATTCTTAAATCTACATCCGTGATAGAGGTCTCCAGATAATCAGCACTCAACACTCGACCATTGTCAAAGACACCATTTACAAGTGATCTGCACTTATCTTTTGCCAAATAGGGACAGCCCCATGAGTAATCATTCAACGACACTCCTTTAAATGACACCCGCATCAAGATTGCTTTTTCCCTACGCTTCATCATATCAATGATCTGTCCCGCATCCGGGACTGGTTTGGAAATCTTATGAAAACGGGTAACCGGATATGCTCTGTTGCACTGCACTCCCGGATAGCTTGATGAACGGTCGGCAGAATGGACTCCCTCAAGAATCCATCCTGCATAGAATCGGTTTGCGTGGGTGTTACCGCCCCTGAACGCTTCTCTTGCTACTTGATACACATCGAAATCCGGTTGGATTCCCATAATCCAGCGGTTGCCCTCTAATGCATTTTTCACGTCACGGCGGACATATCCGGTTGAGGTTAGCGGGATTGTGTAAAGAGTATCGCCATCATTTTTCATTTCGGTCTTGATTGCTTCTACCAGACCTTGCACATCGTTAATACAATATGCCAATTCTTCATCAGTTAACGGCGTGTATGAATAACGTTCTGTGTTATAATCTAGGTCTCCCGAAAGTTTCTTGTGCTTAACGTTCATTTTGTCTGTAAACGTCTGTAACGACATATTTGTTTGAATGTAGGAACAACGAAATTCGAAATGCTCAAACATCTCACACTTGCAAACCTTTCTTTTGTCCAGTGCAAATACCTCTTCCTTTGAGAAAGGATAGATTCCCGAGAGGAATTGAAATTCGAAGGAGAGGTTATGAACATAAACTACAATATATTCCATGTCTTCCAGATCAGATGTTATCGCTCTCATGAAGTGCTCGAACTCTCTCCATGTTCTCCCGATCACAGTTACATTCTCATCCACCTGGAATTGCCAGACATACATGACAGATTGTTCGATTTCTTTTATTCTTGTGGTTTCGATATCAAAAGCGCAAACTAAATTGATGTAGTTTTTCTTATTTCTTGAACCTTTTTTTCTTTTTACATTTCCTGCTTTTTTAAAAATCGAATAATCAAAGCCATATACATCTGTGGTCATTTCTTACTCCTTTAATAATCGTAATATTTCATCAGCGTCTTTTGATGCAATGTTAGGCAATTCACTGATCTTATAACGATTTTCCAACCAGCTATCTAAATCTTTTGCAATTGTAGCCGGTGAGACTTTATCTCTAGTTGCTTCCCACAACTCTACTACTGCTTCGGAATCGTACTGAAGATCAATTGCCTGTTGTGAAAGAATTTCCATAAAGTCCACAAAAGACTGGAAGTTCTTTTCGTTTACATCGTAACCATAAGATTGTAACTTTTCTATTTTCTGCTTCCGTTGCGCTTTCTGTCCAGTGACGGTTGAGAGTGGGTTATCTAAGAATAGTGCTAACTGAGAGATGGCTAAAGGAATCTGCTTTTCTGTCAGTTCTGAAAGCTTCTTTGTGTTGAACACATTGTATTTGTATACAGATGTTTCACCGAAGCCGCCTTTCGCAAGTCTGGTTAATCGCTTGACTGCTATTGCACGAACTCTAGAATACTCTTTTCTTATTTCAGAGGGCGAGTAGTTATTCATAAGGTACTGAGGGTTGTAATGTTCGATTGCGCCAAAGCTGAGTTTGGCAGATGGTTTGAATTTTGCCATTGTGCATGATCTCCTTTCTATGTTTCACGTGAAACATTATTTAAGTGTTATAATAAACACGTCTTTAGATGCGACGGTGAACCAATCAACTTTTCTATCACAAATGTCCATATATACATCTTTTAACTGTGCCATTAAAGGATGCTTCCCTTCTTCTAAAATTGCCACATAAACATCATCTTTAAAATTAGAACAACATAAATATAAATCTTTAATTCTCATATATACCATCCTTTCCATGTTTCACATGAAACATTTAAAACCTGTTATCTTGTTTCTAAGAAGATTATAGCACACTAGTTATTGTTTGTCAACAACTATTTTATATTAACTAAAACTTGTGCTGTTAACAATTCAAGTGCATAGACAAGCGCATGTGGGAACTTTAACACTTTACCACGTTAACGCGTTACCACTTTAATGTGCTAAAG